GGCGATGTGGCAGCAAATGAAAGCGGCTTCAGCCCCTGCAATGCGTTCTGATCAACAGGAACGAGTGCAGGTGCAAATCCATATCCGCCAGTTTCAAATGCTAGTGCCATAATGTTAAGATCCGCCTAGTTTTATACCAGACGATGAAGGAAGAGTAAATTGGTTTGCGCCTGCGCCAGTTGCATTGTTCTGGCGAGCGGCAGTAGCGGCCTGTGCGGCAGGATTAGCTTGCGCAGGGCTAATAGCACCTGCTCCACCAGTAGCTCCTATATTTGCAATACTGGCCTTTGATGCGGCGGCGGGGTTGAATCCTCCACCACCGATGGCTCCCTGTGCGCCTGATTGTGCAGAGACTTGCTGTGACTGCTGTGCGGCAACATCTCGTGCTTGTTGAGCTTGATTCTGAAGTCCGATCTGTTGTTGCGCCTGTTGCGTACCTGCTGATGCTTGTTGCAGAGCAGAGTTTACAGAGTTGAAATAGGATTGCTTTTGCGCTTGAAGTTGCGCGTCTTGCGCGGCTTTTGCAGCAGCGGCTTCATTAGCCTTCATTTGGGCAAGGACAGCGGAGTTATCGCTTCCGCTACTACGGCTACCACCGCCACTAGACCCGCCCATCTTAATGTCCTCCGAAGGTTAGACCCTGCGCCGAAGGCATCGTGAACTGATTAGCACCAGTTACGCCCTTATTAGCGGCGGCAGTCTGACTTCCAGCAGTCGTTGCGGCAGGATTCTTAACAGCACCAAGACCGCCAGCAAGATTAGCTGCGGTAGTTGGAAGATAGCCAGATGCTGCTCCAAGGTTGGCAAGCTGCGCCTTCTGAACGGCTCCAAGATCGTAAGCCCCGCCAGTAGCGGCGGCTCCTGCGCCTGCGGCAATCTGCTGTTGTGCTGCGAGAGCGGCGGCATCCTTGGCCTGCTGGTACTGGCTGGCAAGACCAAGCTGCTGTTGCGCCTGTGCAGTTCCAGATGCTCCGGCTTGATTAGCGGCCTGCACCTGCGTGTTGTAGATACTGCGATCCTGGGCTTCTTGCGCCGCTTTTGCGGCTGCTGCTTGCTGTTCGCCTTGTTGCTTGATCATAGCAAGCATTGCCGTGTTGTCTTGTGCCGGAATTGAAGGTGAGCCGCCCATAATAGTAGTTTGTTAGATGTTTGTTTAGTTGAAATTATGCGTATTGCGCTCTTGGAACATATCCCATTGAAGGAATGTTGCTGTAGGATGAAGCGTATGGAGCAGCAGTTTGAGCCGCTCCCATAGAAGAATATCCTCCTGATGGCATAAGTCCTTTAGAAGCCATTCCTGCCAAAGATCCTCCAATTGCTCCACCAAGAGGGCCAGCAAGTGCGCTTCCTGCAATAGTTCCAACAGCACCAATTCCAGCCCCTAGAAGTGCATTTGTGCTAGACTGATTCTGTGCCGCAGCCTGCATCATTGCTTGCTGATAGTTCTGCCACTCCTGTTGCTCTTTGTTAACAGCTTGCGAAGTAGAACCCATCATTTGATTGATCCAGTCAGTAGTAGATTGGAGATTTCCCTGTGCTGTCTGCCATCCTCCTTGTCTTGCAGCCTGACGCTGTTGAAGATCACGCGCCTGCTGTGCCTGCTGTGCGGCAACAGCCTGTGCAGGATCAATTCCTGCGGTCGGGGCATTGCCGATAGCCTGCGCCACTTGTGCGAGATTCTGCGCCCGTAGTGCCTGCGCCTGCTGGGTAGCCTGATCAAAAAAGCCGGACTTTCCAATCGTGCTGTCCTGCAATCCAGTCTGGAGATAGTTCTGGAGTCCTCCAGTCTTCGTCCATTGCTGAAGCTCGTTCTGCCAAGAGAACGGGTTTTGTTGATTTGCAGTATAGCCGTCCATATTAGAAGCCAACTCCCTTGCCCCATTGCTGCATGGTATTCTGCCAGTAGTTGGGGTTCATGGGAGCCGTCTGTTGCTTTTGAAGCTCTTCACGGGCAGCGGCTGCATAAGGATTGGTCAGCTTCTCAAGCTCTTTACTCTTGAATGCATTTACTGCGGCAACTTGCCCCATCTGATTCAGCGCACCCTGCGGCCCGTAGATGTCAACATACTGCGTCTCAAGCGGCTGTGAGGAACGCGCAATGTCCAAAGCATTCTGCCTAGCAAGTGCCTGCTGACCAGCTTGCTGTTGCAAGCCAAGCATTGCAATATCAACAGTATTGTCAGGTTTAGGAATAGAAGGTGATCCGCCCATAATTAAGCAGGAATGTATAATTCTCTGTTAGTTCTGACAAGACCTAATTTATTCATTGTCTCTTCTGGGAAATTACCAGCACCAGCGCGATTATCCAGCGGAACTCCGATATATCCGTTCTTGCCTGCTAGTTGCGTGTGAGCAACCCAGTCGCTCATCACCTGCACAACATCTCTAGGCCGTGTAATTGCTGGATGAAACGCCGGATATGTGACGGGCAGGTACACGCAATCGGAATACCCAAAGATTGTGTCACCCCTGCACAATGCATGAAGCGTTATATTCGGATTATCTACAATCTTGTGGTCAAATGACTCGGCAAATGTCTGCATCTGCCGAAATTCCTGCGTATTTGGTGCTATGTATCTATATGATATCTTTTCTCGCATGAATTATGTTCCTACAGCTACCTGAACACCATTTGCAAGCGTAGATTGGAGATTTTGCGACTGCTGGGAAATAACCTGCCTCCTGACAACAGAATTTCCACAAACCATGCAAGGCAGGCAGTCAGGATCGCTAGGAGTATTGATCGGAATACTGGAATAAAGCGGAATTACCCCGTCATTACCAAACGGGGACATATACAGGTTGGGAAACTCTGTTACAGGGACGCTGGCTTGTTGAATCGTAGGCATATCAGCAGGTCTTGGTGTATTCGGTTGCCGCAGTAGTCGCCTTCTGCGTTGCTAGTGCTGCCGCCTGCGTATTTGCATCGTCCAGCGAGACATAGCTGATGAAAGATGCCGTTGCCGTAGCGGAAACATAGGTATTGGAATTAGCACACTTCAGTTTGATCGTCCTAGTCTGCGTACTAGACCATGAATTAAGCGCGTTCCCTGCCTCTTCTTGCGGTGCAGGAGCCAAGTCAATAGAGATTGACGATCCATCCTCACCAACAACGCAATACTTTGTCTCGTTAGCGTTTGTCCGGCCTACGGATTTCTCAATCCACGGGTCTTGATACATCCTGATGGCATCAACGCCCATAGATCCGCACCATTCGACTAGGAAGCTGAATGCCTTGTCCACATCCAGCGTGTATTTTGACTCGCATGATGTGTCAGCCGTAGTGCGCTGGACATTTTCGGTGATCAATCGGCGGTATTGCGTCTGCAAGATACCAAGATTGGCAATTGCATCAGCTTGCTGGCTTGTCTCGTACTGGTATGGCTCGTTAACTGCAAGCAATCTGCTGTTTAGGATCGGCTGATATACGCCTTTGCTACCGCGATAGGATACCTTCACATCGACCGTCCCCGCGATCTGCGTGCAATCAAGCTCTCCGTAAGCCAATTGCTTCAGCCCCATCTCATCACCAAGCAATGCCGTCTCAAATTGGCAATAAATGCGGTTTACTCGCTCGTTGGTCGTGCCGTCCTGATTGACTTCAAGATAGGTATCGTACCTTTCAGGCACAAAAGCCTCCCAAAGATGGTTAAATGAGCCATCGCTAGTGCTGGTGTAATCAACCGAGAAAGCATAGCACCTCGGAACTCCGTTAATAATGTTGTTTGACCAATTTACAGGACGGATGCCTGTCCAGACACCAGCCCACGCTGGAGTCCTAGCCTGATTCCATTCAGATGCGGCGGCATAATCCAACACCATCGTCGCGCTGTTAAGCGTTTCAAGGTATGGGATGGAATAAAGCAAGTAATTCTCAAACGATGTGGCACAGATTCCCGTGTAATTAGGAGCCATCAGACGCTTGGCCTTCGCCATTTCTACATCCTTGTAAAGAACTTGGCTCGACAAATAGCTGGATGCAGCGACATCGACGCTGACAAGGCCACCCTGCGAGTACCACCACATGAGTCCATTCTGGAAGGCGATACTTTTTCCGGCAACGCACCCGATATTCGGGAACAATGTCTGCTGGAAGTTGGCAGTCGTTGACCATTGTGAGCGATCCAAGATGCCAGAGGCTAAAGAATAGGTTGCCTGATCTGTAAAGACATACAGGCGGGTATCGTTGTTCTGACCGATGTGATCGTGCATTGCCGTAACGGGACGCGCTACGCTGAAATCTCCACGGCCTGCACCAGAAACACGCTCTGTCCAACCAAGAGGATTAGCAAGATCAGATGCACTAATAATGTTCCCATTTGCTACCCATAAGCGGTTTCCTGAATACGCCATCCAGTATCCGACAGGCATATCGGGAATGTGTCCGCCAGTCTTATCAGATCCATCCCAATAATGGGCATTATTGATCCCATCTTGGAAAATGATCATACGATGTGACGGCGTTACGGTCGTTCCTCCGCTTGTATTGATTGCCGCCGATTGTGTTGCCACAACCATGTTAATTTCAGGGACATTGGGGTCTAGTGCAATGTTTGCAAGCTGGTAATCACTCCATGTTTTAGGCTGCGTAAGAGGGAAAGGCGAATAGTATGCCTTGCCATCAACAACAAAGACAGCGTATGGCAATTCAGATGCTGCAAGCTCTGTGCCTTCGGGCGTATAAATCGTCTGCTTTTGAGTGATCGTTACGCCAGCAAGATTGGTAGTAGTAGATGCTGCCTTGGCCTGCTTGTTTGCGTTAAAGATAATGCCGCCTTGGAAGTTTCCTTTAGGAAGGGACAACTTCATCTTAAAGCCGTTGCGAGTCTGCGCGATGCCTCCGCGAAGGTTGATGTTCTGTGCAAACTTTGCCTGATCTTCAGGCAACGACCAAGGGCTGCGGACTGAATTAACGCCATGAATCCAGTTGGCAGTTGCTTTAACCAGTCTTCCCGATTTGATGTTGTCGCTATTCATGCGTTAAAACATTACGCAATCCGTGTCATCTCCGTAAGTGATATTGTTAATTTGCGGTGGCTGCATGGAATGACCATCCATGCTCTCGTTCTGATTGCGTAGATAGCCAATTGCAATAGACCAATAACGCTGCGCCTGCTCTGCGAAATCCTTGTCTTCTAGGTCGCAGGCATGAACTGCGGCAATGATTGCTCGCTCGTTTTCTACAGGAATGTAGTCGTACTGGCTCGTAATGACAGGATGAGCCATGCGGTAGATAATCCTAGCCCATGCACACTTCCTTCCAATGCGGATGCGGCGATATTTCGGATTGGTTTCCGTAGGATGATATTGACCAATCAACGCCATGTCGTTGCTGCGGCCATAATCCAGAGCGTACAGGCTGACATATCCAAGAGTCTCCGGCTTCTCGACATGGAGAATGCTCTTAACGAGCGTAGGAGGAAGGATAGAATCAACAAAGAATGTGCTGCTGACGCTATTGCCCATGTCGTAGTAGGTGATCCTGCCAGTCTTCGATGAGGTATTAACGGCATGAGCATAGGTATCGTACAACTCAAAGCTCATGTCATCTACAGGCCGTGCGTAGTAATACTGCGGAGCGGTCATTGTGCTTGCAACAAGTCCAGTAGGAAGGACATCTCCGGCAACAGGGCGAACTGATACCTGATCGCCAATTTCAAACAGCGATCCGACAGCATCAAGGCTAGTTGAGGCAACAGGCGTAAATGTACGCACAATGTTCATGCTCATCTGGCCGACAGGCAGCGTAGGAACGCCTGCATTGGCAAATACAATCGGGTTGTTGGATGTGTCGGTCAGGGAGACATTGTTTCCAGACAGCGCGATCTTGTAGTTGGTTCCTGCAACAAGCGGATATGGAAGAGATCCAGTAGAAGAGAACTGGACAAGTTCGCCATTGCTCAAGTATTCGATGGATTCAGGTACAACAAGATTGTTATACGCCTTGGCATACGAAGCAATCCTGACTGCGTAATAAGACTGGCCGACTCCTAGTGCTGTAACCCCAATGATTCCTGTAGTTGCAGGAGATCCATTTGCATGAGCCAGCGTGTCGTATAGTTGCGCCGTATTTGAGTTGATTACGCGAAGGTAATACAGGGTTGTATTGTTAACTCCAGTAGGAAGCAGGTAATCAGATGCCAAATAAACTCCCTGACCTGTTGATACGCCACCAAAATCTCCAGACCAATTCTTGTTGAACGAGATGCTGAATGGGCGAGTCAAAGCGACATAAAAATTACCAGTTTCAGAGCTAGTAATTGTGATTGGCGAGAAATCCGATCCCACGACCGTAAATGTACCCGTAGATCCATTTAATGGAGCCTCGGCCCTATACGCAGTTCCAGCAACAAGCGGTGCTGGAAGAGATCCAGTAGATGAAAACTCAACGAATACGCCTGTAGAAGGAGAAAGCGTCACAGTTGGGCGAGATGTATATCCAGAACCCTCCGTAACAATATTTACTGCCGTAACGCCGCCAGAAAATGATGTAATTGTTCCAATCGCGGGTGTCGTTAGCGTATTGGAAACCTGATATGTAAATACCTGCGTATTGGGAACAGATGCATAAATTGTTCCAGTTGCAGGACTAACAAGAATAGAACTTGTTGTTGTGTAAGTAAATGTATTTAAGTCAATTACATTGATTGTGAATTTTCCGTTATAGTATGACTGCGCGGCTCCAGAGATGGTAATCGTCTGTCCATCTGAATATCCATGATTGTTAATGATGCAGTTTGCTGTAGTTCCAGTTCCTGTAAGATTTCCTGCCGAAACGGCCTGATCTATAGTAGGTACAACAATAGAAAATTGCCCATTGTAACCGCTTGGACTGGCTCCGCTGATCCTGATGGTCTGCCCATTGGTATATCCATGTCCGGCAGAAATAGTGGCGGTAGCCGTTGTTCCAGACCTCGTTACGGAATCAATCGTGATTGTAGCCGTGCTGATGGTTGCCGTAGCCGTAGCCCCAGTTCCACCACCTCCCGTAATTTTAACTTGCGGTGGCTGTGTATAGCCAAATCCTGAAGATATTTGCGTAAAGCTAGAAACAAATGATGTTTGTAATGTTGCTTTTGCCGCAGCTTGTGTTCCAGCCAATACAGAAACGCTAGGAGTCGATGAATATCCAGATCCTCCTGCGTTCATTGTAATAGAAGTAATAACGCCAGATGAGATATTAGCAGTAGCCAATGCTCCGCTACCTCCGCCTCCAGTAATCACAACAACGGGTGCGCTTGTGTATCCGCTTCCTCCGTTGGTTACGGCAATGTTGGTTACAGCACCAGAGGTTACGGTGACGGTTCCGATAACCGCGCCACCTCCGCCATATCCGGCAGGGTTGCCAATCGTAATTGTCGGGGCTGTAGTGTACCCAAGACCAGAAGAAGTAATGACAATGCTTCCGACTGCATAGGTTGTAGATCCAACCGCATCAGGAATCATTACTGCGTAGCCAGTAGCCGTGCTAACCGTCTGATCCGTTCCGGCAGGAGGCGGCGGAGGATCAGAGAAAGTAATAGTCGGTGCAGAGATATACTTTGTCCCACCATTCGTAATAGTTGCTCCTACAACAGAACCAACTACTACAGCCTGATACTGCGCTCCTGATCCAGAAGGAGTGGCGATATTCAGGCCAGCCGCTGTGATCTGGCTAGTCGTTCCAGTTACAGATGTGGCAGGAAGCAGCTTAACAAGCGAGTTTGTTCCAGTACCATTGTCAGTAAGAACAATAGGATTAACAAGTGCCGTAGCAGTAGAAGCAATCGCGTCTGCCTGTGATTCGTGCAATGAAATCGTATAGGTGTCGATTACATTGACAAAGTAATTCTGGCCTGCAATTAGCGGCGTAGGAAGTGTTCCTCCAGATGTAAACGCCTGAACCTGATCTCCATTCAAATAATAGTGTTGAACAACAAATGACAGGATTGTTTGAGGTGCAATCGCTTTCCTGATGTCCGTATTGAACTTGCCGCTGTTGCCAGTCAGCAGGATAGGATTTGTCCCGTTCTGGGCATCGGTAATTGTCGCGTAGACCTGAATGTTGGAAGAATCAAGCTGCTGGCCGAAATAGGTCGTATTAGCGGCCAGAGGCGAAGGAAGAAAATTTGAGAAGCCAGTATCAGAGCCAACCGAAAATGTAAGCTCGTTAGGAGAATCAACAGCTATAGGAGGCGTGGACTGAAGATTGATTGCCGTCAGCAGATTGCTTGGTCGTGCGTCAGTCAGGGTGATTGTACCAGCATTAAGGATGCTTTGCAGGAAGACGGGATTCGTTCCTGCCTTGGCATCAAGCGAGTTTTGGTAAAGCTGGATCGTGTTAGCGTCATCAACCCCGATGTAATAAGTCTGACCAGCGTAAATAAAGCTAGGCATCGTGCCAGATCCAAGAGAAAGGACGGCAGACTGGCCGGACTGAAACTGGTGTGCAGAAGTAGATGCGAATTTGGTAAACGGAGAAACCCCGACATCGCGGGTCTGGATCGTCACGCCATCAGGCTCAATCGTCCCATAGGCAAAATCAGACTGCGCGTGAATAGGAACAAGAATTCCATCAGCGGTTGTGCCATCTGGGAATTGTGTGCGAAGCTCCCTGTTATTAGAGTCTGTTCCAACAACCCTGATTTGCTTTCCTGCATCAACACTATGCTCGGAAATTGCCACTAGCTGGGAAGGCTGGCGAATGTCCATGATGGTCGCCACGAATCCCCTGTCATCCCACGCCCAATCAACAGGGTTATACATCCCTCCCTTGTTTACATGATACTGAAACAGCCTACCCCTGAAATAAGTAGGAGATCCGTCCACATTCACCCCAAGCGGGACTTCAATCCCGCGAGGCAGCGTAATGGTCTGTCCGTCCCATCCTGTGCAGACATCTACTTCCTGATTGGTGTGGAAGTAATGACCAGACTCCATAAGAGTCTGAACGGCCTGCGTTAGCTTGCGGAAAACCTTCTTTTGGTCGGTCGTTGCAAGAATTTCTGCGGCCTCGTCATATATCTGCGAGACGAACATTTTGGGATATTATCGCATACTTCCAGCTTCGGCAATTCCTTTAAGGAAATCTTCGTCGGCGGGAGATTCGCCAGCGGCTCCGCCTTCAGGGCCAGCAGGAGGCATTTCACCAGCGGGAGCCTCTCCAGCACCAGCGGCTTGCTGATTCACGCCTTGGGCGAGAGAATCAACGCCTTGGGCAAGCTGAACGATAAGCTGATGGATGGCATCAAAAGCGGCCTTGGGCATGGAAATCATCACAGATCCATCGCCAGCAGGTGCGCCTGTATCAGGAGCCATCTTGTCAGCAGGAGCAGCACCCATTCCCGTATCGGGAGCGGGATTAGGATCGTTAGGGGGCATAGTTTTGTCGTTAGCCATAAGTTTAGTCGTTGTCGGTTTCGTTTGGTTCGGTTGATACTTCTTCGGACGCAGCTTCTAGCCCCTTTTCGATGGCATCCTCATCGTCGGGTTCGATTTCTTTGGTCTCGTATGTAGCGTCCTCACCAGAGGGCTTAATCCCATGAATTTCTAGCTCAAGACAATAACGCTTGATGGTCTTACCATCGCGCTCAGTCTTTTCGGTCCTTTCCATTACCTTGCGATAATGAATGACAGCAGTTCCCTCTTTTGGAAGACCCTTAAGATCTGCTGGCGCAGTGTCAAAATAAAGCGAAGGATAATGGATGTTTTCCTCTGCGGCCTGCGTCTCCTCGTTCTTTTCCGCTGATTCAATTGGGGACGGCGGAATGATCTTTTCTCCCAAATCGTGGAATCCATCAGGAAGAGTTACTGGTGTGCTAGTATATGGCATTTTGTGAGTATGTTTTTTATAATCAAATCAATAATTATATAATAACTATAGAAAATGGTTGCGATGATACCCCTGTGTAAACAGCACAACTTCCAGCAGTTTTTGAAGTAACAACTGCGGTTGCGCTAGATGCCAATGGAGTAAGCACAATAATAGAGTTGCTTGTTATTGAAGAACAATTAACTGTAAAATTCCCTATTGCTCCAGAAGAGGTAATTGTTGTTCCTATATTTCCAGAAACAACATTAGTTGAGCTTATGTTTGCTGCTGCTTTTGGCAATAATGTATTCAAATATGATCCTGCAAGTGGTGCTGAAGCAGTAGATGCATTGCCAATTAAGTCTGCTGTAATAGTTCCAGCAGAAAAATTTCCAGACGAATCGCGCAAAACTATTGTTGATATAGTATTTGTGCTTGATGGGTTTCCTTCAAGTTTGCTGTTTGAAATAGCAGCAGATGAAGATATGTCTGAATTTACAATAGAAGAACCAAGTGATAATTTTGAATAAGAAATAGAAGCAGATGAAGATATGTCTGCATCTAAAATAGTTCCATTAGCGATCATAGTGCTGGTGATAGAACCAGCAGGAAGTGATAGCGTTCCAGTTACCGTTAAATTGTTGATCGTTGGAGAAGAAATCGTAGGTGTAGTGATTGTAGCGTCAATAATAGAAGCAGAGCTAGGATTTGATGTGTAATCCAGAGTTTTATTAGTAAGCGTCTGGGTAGATCCAGTATAAACAATCCCCGTTGTATTTTGATTAAGGCTTAATGCGCGGACAATGTAGCAAAGCATTCCCTCTCCCTGAAGGGGAGCAACTCCAAAGATTGGATTGTAGGTGGAAGGATTGCAGGGAATAGTCCAAACAATCTTGCCTCCAACAACGCTTTTGGTAATTGTCCCGTAAAGAGCAGCTACAAGGTTGTCAATCAGGCTAGGAACGCTTTCGTGCGAAATGCTCGGATAGGGAATATCAGGTCGGCAAGCACTAGAATACGAGGAATTATAGTTTCCGTTAGAATTGCATCCGCAGTCAGACATAATGTGTTGTTATCAATTATAATTTGCGGTTTGTAAAGATAAAATCACACTTTGTTGTAATGCCAGACATCGCTAATTGCCCTGCCTGTCTTAATCCTGAATTTCTTTCTCTGTAATTTGTTCTGAAGAAGCAGCTTTTGAACCCTGCTGTTCATGGTTGCAAGCGACAAACAAGTTTGCTGCGCCATATCTACTAGCGTTATCCATCCCTCTGGCACTTCGTCAACCAGCCCAGAAGGGCCGGATGATTGCATTAGTTCTGCAAGCCAATCATTGGCTGATTTATTGTTTTTCATGTATTTATACTGGTAGCCTCCATTGCTCCCCATGCGCTCGCTGGGTTATTTGCAATGAAGATTGATTTAGTGATTCGTTGTATTCTCCCCACAGAAATCCTTGTGTCCATGCCCATGTGCTAGGGCGATTCTTTGCATATTCAAGCGATCCTCTGGCGGTCAATGTCCCGATATTGTATCCCGTGCCGCCTGCGTGTGTTTTCGCGCTGGCAACGGCAACTTTATGCGTGTGTCCAAACGCTATTTTGCGGCGGCGACCATTGCAATATGAGGTTGCCATGTCCCTAGCAGCCATTTCGTTGTAGATAGTTCCATGAGTAAGGCCAATATCTGCAATGTCAACGATCTGCTCAATTCCAGAATATGGGATCAGCCTAGCTTTCAGGCTCTTGGCCGTATCTTCAATCGCATTAACAATTTTGTGGGCGCAGTATGCGGTGGCGGAATTCTTGCTGCGGGTCAATTTCCATGCTCTGTCCTCATGGTTGCCGCAGAGAATGTATGGGTTTTTACACCCTGCCATTAGCTGACGCAGGTGAGTAAGTCCCGTGTCGATATCAGGCGTTATTTCATCTCCATCGCTACCAGATCCAACCCCGTTTCCCATCAGCGCGGAGAGATCAATGAAGTCACCTAAATGCAGGATAGTATCCGGCTTGTATCGTTCTTTGAATGTCATCACCGCCTCCCATGCTGTTGGATCTACATATTTGGCGTGACTGCACGACACGGCCAAAATCTTTCGCCAGCGGTTGGTTATATTTGCCATATTTATTGAAAGACTTCTTTATCGTCTTCTGGCGGATCAAAGTCTCCGCTATTCCATTTGTCAACATGATTTTGAATGGCAAATTTGTTTCCCTGCAAAATATGGGCGTGCTGCGTCTCACCGTCATCGTCTACCCAATTTATAAATAACGCCATATTCGGGAAATGCTCTGTGATAATTCCAATAGCTCTTTGGAGATTATTCCATTCAGAAATTCCTATATTGCCTGGCCTTGGGGTGTTCACGCAATACTGATATGCACGAACTTGCAGAGATCGTCCAGCCTAGCATTCCATCCGCCCAAAAATTTGATGTCAGAAGGATGTCTGTCCACAATCAACTGGTTTACACGCTTCTGGTCTTTGATAAATGCTGCTGCATCGTGATTTGTCCTTTCTAGGATCTTATTTGCCTGCCCAGCACCGCTGACAACCTTGCAGTTAAACCATACCTCGCCAAGCGGATATGCTATGTCTTCCACATGGAATCTGATCCAGTTTTTCCAATAAAGATTGGTAGCTCCCTCCATGTCGAGGTTGCGTATATCATCAGCGGTCAGATTAAACGGCTTTTCTCCGAATTCACGAAGGTCGCAACCCCACTTTGTTACGCCTCCGCGATCTCCTTTTACCTCTTCGGCAATGACATATTTGTAATCTCCCCAATGCCCCTTCGCGAATACGCATTCATGCTCAAAGATGAATGGCAGGAAAAATCTAAATCTGCTCGTCATGTTCTAACAGGTAATCTTTTGGATCACGGCGAAGGATGTTGATTTCCGGCGCGAGCGGCTGATTGCTTTCAATATGCTGATCCCTGTCCTCGTCAACATCTAAGTGCTGAAGAACGGATGCCGCTTTCCAATCCATAGCGGCTTGCCCCGTGATGAGGGTCGTTACCAAGGCTCCAAAGAAGAGAACGACAAGGTTGGCGAGTTCGACAATTTCTTTGGCTTGCTCGGAATGCGTGAGAATAAGAACAGCAGAAATGCCAAACACAATAAGCACAGAGACAGCCGCGATGAGAGCATACACGGCCTTCTTTGAGTCAAGAGGGCGTTGAGTAAGTTTCTTTTCAATTACAGATGCGCGAGAATTGCCCATACAGCACCAAAAGTGATGGCTCCCGCTCCAATACCAAGCACTACCCCATACGGGCTGAATGCCATTGCTAACCTACCAATCACCAGACCCGCAAGAATGCCAGCAAGCGAAGAAGCCAAGAATAGCAGATGATTGAAATGGGATAGCTTTTTCTTGAGGGCCACGATTTCCGTGTCCTGTTCAGCGGAGTGATTCTTCCACCAGTCCCTAGTAGCCGCCAACTGGTCAGCGAGGGCTTGTTGGGAGAGGATTTGCTTCTTGGCGACAGCGAGTTCTTGCCTCGCATATTGGACTTGCTGGACGATTTGCTTCTTGTCATTGGATTTGATCGCATGGGTTAGGGAGGCACCAGCCTTGTCAACAGAGGCAATAGCGGGGGCAAGATCAACGGGAACTGCTATTGGCGCATGGGAGCATCCAACTAGCAACAACATTGCAATTACTGCAATGATGTGTGTGGTTTTCATTTGCGATTGCGATTCTTATGGTCTGCCCAGATGTCGTAGATCAGCTTGGCAAAAGAGGCAACACCCACAAAGATACCGATAATAAGAGACAATACGCGAAGTTCAAGATCCAGAGTAGGATCTAAGGAGATTGTGGCGGCGGCAATCGGGGCTGTAAATCCGATTGCTCCAGTAGCGGCGGTATCAATATGCGGAGTCATAATCGTTTATGCGGCTGGTTTTGGGTAAAGAGCAAGTAAAACCGCAGAAATGGCATCGTTGCCAGAATTTACATTCAAAAATTGTCGCATTCTTGCATCTACATCGGCATCGGTAAATTGACCAGCTTGATCGTATGACGGGGTAGTATTTTTGTTCCAAAGAGTCAAATGTTGCCCCGTTGGTTTAATCGTTGCAGTAGCAGACTGACGGGCGTTGTCATAAACAACAAACCAATCAATTTGAGTAAAAGTGATTGGCTTAAATGCCTTCCCATTGTACGGAGGAGGCGTAATCGTAATTGGTGAAGATAGTATAATCATAATTTTAGAATTTAATAAACCAAGGGAATCTCAGCAAGCGTGAAATAAATCCACCACTTCCACCGCTTGATGGAACATTAAAAGCAATAGCTCCTGCAAAAAAGTTAAGAGCATTAGAAGTTGCGCTTTGGGAATGGAAAGTCAGCGTACCTTGAACAGCAAATTCAGGAGACGAAAAGCTAGCAAAATATGAGATTCCAACGATTGCGCTATCATAAATATCTGCGTTTCCATTTACAAAAACAGAAGCTAACGATGAATTATTTCTCATTGTTAGGTTTTGGTTAAATGTCACACCAAGATAGCTACCATAGCTATTGTCCAACATTACAACATTTCCGTAAAGTGCCATAGTCGTTTTATTTTATCCGTCTGCTTGGAAGGATGTGTTATCGTGCATGGTAAGGGCTTCTGATACAGTTATATCAAAATCCGAAGCCAAATTTATTGATCCATATCCATATGCATCAATACTTGTTACCGAAAAATTATAGCCAGATGTGCTGGCGTATTGAAATCCCGTTCCATAAACATAACATACTGTAGATGGATCTGGAAGAACTTGAGAACCAACTGAATTAATTGGCCTTGTAGTAAAAGTATCATCTGCCCACCAATTATTTAGATCGTCAATCTGACCATAGTTTCCAGCTCCAGACACTTGATCATTATAATACTGTGGAGATGCGGCGGGCCAACCAATATAACTTACAGTTCCAGCAACAGTTCCTCCGATTGGGTATTGTGCATTGCCGCCATCATAATACACATAAGCATTTCCTCCGATATACCCAAAAGCCCTAGAAGAATCACGCATTGTAACATTTCCATCAATTACAGAAGTTGATGTCAGTTGTGAAGAATCATGCATACTTACCCCATCCGTAGAATGTCCAGCCATTGCAGAAGTTCCCTGCATATTAACAACACTGCTTGATTGAAGCGTTAATCCATAAGCAAAACCAGCAGACCAAAATGTAGCATTAGAGCAAAAACATTGATTGGAACCTTGTGTGTTTTGTGTAACTTGGTTGTAAAGATTAACAGGGGTGCTAGATGTTGGAAGAGAAGTTGCCTGAATTGTAAAATTGGGATCTTGCCACCAATTTAAAAGGTTTGCCCAATCCCCATCGGCTTGTGCATTATTATAGTAAAGACCTGAATAAAATGGATAAGTATTGCCACTTCCCCCGTTATAAAGATCATTAATTTCAGTTGGAGTTAAAGCGCGATTCCAAGCTCCTATTTCATCAAGTTGAACCTCGGAAGATCCACCAACATAACCTCCATCGCTACAAGCAAATAAACCAAATATAGCGGTAAAATTACTAGAGTTACTACCTGTTCCAACTTCACTTCCATTAACGTATATTTTAATATCTGCACCACTTCTAGTACAGCTAATCATATACCAACTATCAAAAGTTGGACTAAAATTATATGAAGCTATATCTCCACCATTTGTAATTCCGGCATATAATCTGTTAGAACACAAATTAAGTTGAAATTCTCCATATGATGCTCCAGAAAATTGCTGAACATCAGGTACAACTCCAATTGGAATTGCTGTCCAATAATTAATAGAGAAGTCACCAGAAAAATCTAAAGAATTTGTGGTTCTATAATAACCAGATCCATTTCCAACCGCATCTCCTGCAATAATACCAGATCCCAAAGACGGATCAGGAGAGCCATTTACGATAAGATTGTTTCCATTACTGGTAGAATCCAGTAATGAAACCCCACCAGAACCATTATTATTAAGGTTCCAGTAAGCTAAAATGTTATCTGTAAGAGCCATTAGCTACGGACGATAGAAGTAAGGTTATTAGACCCATCATAGGTCAGGGTCAAAGTAGCGACAGTCTCGCCGCTATTTTTAAGAACAATTGTTCCCGGCTTGTCGGCTGCAACAAAATTGCTTAATTCAACGCCATTGTAGGGAGGCAAATTGAACCCAGAAATGCTTTCAAGTTTTTGCAGGGAAAGATGCCGATATTGAGCATCATTGAGGATGGAAGGGATGTCGGACATAATTTTAGCCTAGTTGAGAAATTGTGATATTAACGCTTGCGCTTGCGTGGTCGTAGAAAGCATCGAAGCATAATCTCCGGCATTCCCAATAGCGGGATTGGCAAGAAGATTTTTAACATAATGCCGCCAAGTGGCGGAACCTTGGGCAATCGCGGTAATGAGATTATACTCTTGAGGAATCATAATTATTAAGTGTTAGCAGTTGAGGTGGCCGGAGGAAAGCTAATTCCCCCGACCACCGATAACTACCTACTCTTACAGACCCGTCGAGGAGGTCGAGCAGGGCAGCGGCTGACCGTCAAACGGGCAACGCTTGAACAGCACGGGAACCACATTCTGCGGACGGATCGGCTGGATCGCGCGCTGGATCTGGTAGATGTGCTGACCGAAATCCCCGTAGAGGTTGCAGTCGTTGTCGCGGAAGTAAGTCCACTCCAGTTCACCCATCGCGAGTTGCGGGGCAAAGCGGAAGGTTCCCTCACCGACATAGTTTTCGGGGACGAGACGCTTGAACGACTCGCCAGCGATGACGAAGCCCACCTCGTAAGGAGCGGACACCCAAGCCGGATTGCGGCGTTGAGCAAACCCGTTCGTGACGGCGGTGCTGACGATGGGGTTGACAAGGACGAGGTTGCCGGAGCCATCGAAGCCAGTAGCGCGAAGGGGCTGCTGGTCGATACCGAAGGCGAAACCACGATAGCCTTGGAACTGATAACCGCTGATGCTCTCCTCGCCCAGCTTGAAGCTGCCAGCGGTGAGATACAGGAGGTCTTCCTTGACATCGGCATCGTTGCGGATGTTTTCGATGGCATCGGCTCCAAGAAGAACTTGGAAGAACTCGCCATCCTTGGAGGCGAAAGGCTCCGCAAGCATCTCCTCGCGAAGGAAGGTTCCAATGCGATAGAGGGTCTTGAAGTTGAGGGGGCCGTCAGGAAGAACCTGCGCGAACTGCGTGTTGATCTGCTGCATATCGCCCGTGAGGTTCTGGGTGAACGAACGGGTGGTATTGACAACATACTTAACGCCAGACTGGATCAGGAACTGATAGCGAATATCAGCGTTGAGGATCTGGAGGATGGTCTTCTCAAGCGAAACCTGCGCTTGGAGATATGAACCCTTGAATGCTGCACGAGCCTGCTTGACGCAGACGCGAGGGCCAGCACCACGAAGGGTCTGAAGGCTGAACTGATACTCGGTCGAGCCAACTTGGTCAGCCGTAGCACCAACACCGCAGAGGGTGAGGTCGGAGACGAAGTTAGGAGCGGCGAGCGAAGCAGCCGGAACGGCCATTTCCTCGACAACGCTACGGACGGTGTCGGAAACGCTGGGGAGCGTGCCGCCATCAATCGCGTTGATGTAGGGGGACTTACGGGCCAGAACTTTAGCGATCTGACCGATGATGCGGTTGACATCCTTGCTGGCGAAGTTTTGGATCGTGGACAGCGGGATGCAGTTATTGGTATCTGCCATTTTGTTGTTTTGGTTGACTTGAAGTAGTCACAACCATTTGGAATGCGACAACCCCAAGGTTGCACAGCACTCGCGTGCGAGTACGATGCGTGATTTGGTTCTGTGTCGCTTTCCGGCACGCTGAAAGCATTTGTTTGCGGCCTGATTTACAGGTTTTGCGGCTCCTGTTAGAGCCATCCTCATACGGAGAGGACACACCGAGTTATGCGAACTATTAGC